TCTGTTCTTTTGACATTTAGATAGGGAAAAGAGGGCCTTTACGATCAAACTGAATGTTGAAAAAAATTACCCGCAAGGGTAATTTTCAAATAGATAGGGTACAAATCCGATTTTGATGGGATAGTGTTGTCTTTTTGATAAAAGGAGATTCGGTAGGATTCTTGTCGGGATTCTACCGAATCTCTGATTTTTATTATGATTTATAAATAAAAAAATATATATTTGCGTTATCATATTTTATTATGAGCATCAATTTGTCGGAAGGAGGAAGAATGTATTGATGTCTTTACTTTGTGCCTTAGGATTCGTATAATGAAAATTGATGAATCTTCTCTCGTTGCTGGTTGATGAATTTTCTTAATTATTTAAATTGCGGAGTATGAAAAAAACGATTTTACAATTATTGTTCTTGTTTTGCCTATCTCTCCCTTTGACTTTCGGACAAACAACCGACGGTGGTAGTTTTTGGAATAAGTTGGGAATAGGGGCTGGTTATAATTTTTTGAACAATTCGGGCTTTCCGGACGATCGGGAGAAACCTTTTGACAAGCGTACATTTGAATTGTCGGTGAAGTATCGACTTACGGACAAACATTCGTTTTACCTGATGGTTCCTCTCTATGTGGATTGCAGCAGTAAAAAACGGAAATACCATAAGACCGAAAGTCTTATTCCCTGTTTGCATCGCATCTGGGGAACGGAACTCGGATATAATTATACCGTATTTGATTGGAAAGGCATCCACGTATTCGGGGGTATGGGTTTTAGCTATTTACATTCAAAAAGAGATATTAAATATCTTACAGAGTGGGATGGAAATAAATGGACTGACCATTTTTTTCTGAAGAAAAAGTATAATGCTTATGGCTTGTCTCCTCAAGTCGGCATTGCTTATCGGTTCCAACATGTAGGGTGTGAATTGAAATATAAATACAGCCTATACCGGACGAAGAGCGATGTGCGTTGGATAAGATCCGATGGAAGTGTAAATGATACATATGGAGGGAAACAATATTACTTCGAATCATTACACGGTTTGTCGATAGGATTGTTTTATTACTTTTAAATATTGAAATCATGAAAACGAAGAACGGGAGTTCTGATATTCCTGTTGACAGATTAGAAGGGACCTTGCCATCCGAATGGAGTTCCGGAAATAATATTGTAATTACTGATAGGCAGGAATTAAACGTTACTACTGACTATTTCAGCGAAGGTACGATAAAAGTCCGGGGAGTCAACACATTTTATCCGGAAGATAAGACCAACTATTCGGAAATAAAGATCAAGCGACAATTTAGTTTTGAAGAATATCCTTCTTCTGTTAAATATGGAGAATCTTGAGTGTCTCTCAAATAGCCTACGAATCAGGCTATGGTAATGTTCCATACTTTATCAAGCAATTTGAAAGTATAACCCGGCAAACTCCAAAGGAGTATCGTATTTCTCTTTTGCAAGGTTCGGAGAACCGGATAAAAAGTAGTACATTTGATGCCCGATAACAATTAGAACAAATGGCAGAAAGAGGAAAAAATACAGGAGGAAAAGGGAGGCAGAAACAGGTTGTAGTACCCGATATGGGACGTTTGCAACCACAAGCCCGCGAGTTGGAAGAGGCGGTGTTAGGTGCTCTGATGCTTGAAAAGGATGCCTACTCCATCGTTAGTGAAATATTGAAACCGGAGAGTTTCTATGAGAAAGCACATGAGAAAATTTATGCAGCTATCGTAGATCTGGCGATCAGCCAGCGTCCGGTGGATATGCTGACCGTCACTGAGCAACTGAAGAAGCGAGGCGAATTGGAAGAGGTAGGTGGCCCGTTCTATATTTCCCAGCTGACCAGTAAGGTGGCCAGTAGTGCCCATATCGAATATCATGCTCGTATCATCGCCCAAAAATATCTGGCGCGTGAGTTGATCTCCTTCACTGCTATGATACAGGGCAAGGCTTTTGATGAGTCGATCGATGTGGAAGACCTTATGCAGGAAGCGGAAGGAAAGCTCTTTGAGATTTCTCAGCGCAATGTGAAGAAAGATGTTACCCAGATCAATCCTGTCATCAAGGAAGCGATGGTTATGCTTGAGAAGGCTGCCAATCAAAAAGAAGGGTTGAGCGGTCTGCGCACCGGTTTCGAAGGATTGGACAAAATGACGTCCGGATGGCAGAATTCCGATCTTATCATCATTGCCGCCCGTCCTGCGATGGGTAAGACGGCTTTTGTCCTTTCGATGGCTAAGAATATGGCGGTAAACCATAACACGCCGGTGGCTCTGTTCTCTCTTGAAATGAGTAACGTCCAGCTTGTCAACCGTCTGATCGTGAACGTATGTGAGATTCCGGGCGAGAAGATCAAGAGCGGGCGTTTGGAAAACTATGAATGGGAACAGTTGGACTTTAAGATAAAAGAATTGTATGATGCACCGATTTATGTAGACGATACGCCGAGTCTTTCGGTATTCGAACTGCGTACGAAGGCTCGTCGTCTGGTGCGTGAGCATGGTATTAAGATCATCATTATCGACTACCTTCAGTTGATGAATGCAAGCGGTATGAGCTTCGGCAGCCGTGAACAGGAAGTAAGTACTATTTCACGGTCGTTGAAAGGATTGGCGAAGGAACTGAACATTCCGATCATTGCCTTGTCTCAGTTGAACCGTGGTGTCGAGGCACGTCAAGGAGCGGAAGGAAAACGCCCGCAGTTGGCCGACTTGCGTGAATCCGGTGCTATCGAACAGGATGCGGATATGGTTTGTTTTATCCACCGTCCTGAATATTATAAGATAACGGAAGACGAACGTGGTAATTCCTTGATCGGTCTGGCGGAGATTATTATCGCCAAGCATCGTAACGGTGCGGTCGGAGATGTACGTCTTCGTTTCAAGAGCGAGTTCGCCAAGTTCATGAATGTGGACGAAGATGTTCCGGTTCGCGAGTTCTCCTCTAATATGAATAGTTCAGGCCCGATGGAAACAATGCCGCCCATACCACCGGCCGGTACCGATTTCTTGGCTCCCGGCAATAATGAGGTTCCGTTTTAATAATTCTATCCTCTTTTCAAAACATAGGTGTTTAGTATAAATAATTATTTAGTTTAATGGAGTGATATGGCAATTTGTGTTTTCAGCAATTTAATGCCTTTTTATTCTCTTCATTAACCGGGTTCTTTCCTTCCGGTGTGTAGAGATGGTCGATGCGAGAGGCATATGCTTTTTCTATTTTCCCGCGGACGATCTTCATCGTGCTGTTGACCATGCCGTTCTGTTCGGTGAATGGCTCCGGCAGGATAGCAAAAGCTGCAGGCAGCCAGCGATCGGGGAAAAGGGCGGACAGGTCGCCTCCCTTGCGGAAACGGTCTATCTGGGATTGGATGATCCGGATTGCCTCTTCGCGTCCTTTATCGGATGAAAGATCAAGATACTGGTGCGTCAGATGCTTCTTTAGCTGGTCTTTGTTAGGGACGACGAGGGCAACGGTATAGGGACTCTGGTTGTTATACAGGATCAGCTGGTCGATGCAGGAAGAATGTTCGACGAGTGCCTCCTCGATCCCTTCCGGACTGTATTTTTCCCCGTCACTACCGATCAGCAGACTTTTGAAACGTCCGAGGACGTAGAGCAGACTGTCATGCCCCATATATCCCATATCCCCAGTGTAGAGCCACCCGTCGCGTACGGTTTCGGCAGTTGATACCGGGTTCTTCCAGTAGCCGGCCATCACATTCTCGCCCCGTATGACGATCTCTCCTTTTTCGCCTGCCGGGAGTTCTTTTCCGTCGGCATCGCATATTTTCAGGTCGAGCGGACGGACCAACATACCGCTGCTGCCGAAGGTATGCCGGTGCGGGCCGTTGGTGGAAATTACGGGAGTCGCTTCGCTTAGTCCGTACCCTTGGTACATAGGAAGTCCGATTGCGTAGTAGAACTTTTGCAAGTCTTTATCGAGCAGTGCGCCACCGCCGATGAAAAACTTCAATTGTCCGCCGAAGTTTTCACGGACTTTCGTGAAAAGCATGTGGTCGAACAGGCTCACGAGCGGTTTCAGCAGGAATCGGACACCACGTCCCTTGTCTTCTCCGCCGTCTCCGTTATAGATGTAAGCCACTTTGAGGGCAAAGTCGAACAAACGGGTTATATTCTTGCCCTGGGCACGGATACCTTGTTCGATATTCTTTTTGAAATTCTTGGCCAGTGCCGGGACGCTCAGGATCAAGTAGGGCTTGAACTCTTTGATGTTGACCGGAATGTTCTTTAATGTTTCCAGCCCTGTCCGTCCGACTTGTACTGTTGCTACGGATGCTCCTTTCGACATGAAGATATAGAAACCGACCACATGCGCGAAACAATGGTCGAGTGGGAGGATTATTAATGTGCGCCATGTATCGTCGATATCGACACAAGATAGGGCTTGCTCCACGTTCGCCGTATAGTTACGGTGCGTCAGTATAACGCCTTTCGGATCAGCTGTCGTGCCTGAGGTATAGGTAATCGTCGCATAGTCGTTATTCTGTAAGGATTGTCCGACAGCAAGGAAGTCTTCCAGAGAATGAGATGCCAGATATTCTTTCCCCATCCGGAATACTTCGGACCAGGATATTTCTTTTTCTTTATATTCCGGCAGTTCGTCTATCACAATTATTTTTTCGACTAAAGGCAATTTATCCATGATAGCCCGTATCTTTTTGAGCTGGTTGCCGGAAACCAGGATATATTTCACATCGGCATGCACAAGACGGAACAGCAGGTCGTTCGCTTCTTCGAGCTTGATGGAAAGCGGGACGTTGGTCGCGCCGGCATAGAACATGGCCAGTTCGCCGATGATCCAAGCATTACGGCCTTCCGAAAGGAGCGCCATATTGTCGCCCTTCTTCACTCCGAGAGCTATCAGTCCGGCACCGGCAGCGTAGACTTGTTGCTGAACTTCTTTATAAGTGGTCGGTTCGAAGGCATCCCTGGTTTTTTCCCACAGGAAGGGATTGTCGGGATATTGTTTTACCGAATTTTCGAAAAGGTCTATAATTGTCTTCTTCATATTATTTATTTTTGTATTTGTACTTTCCCGATTTCATCCAGGTAATTACAAGCCACCTCTACCGTTGGTACATTCTTGATCACGATACTGCGTTTTCCGTTCTGTTCGCGAAGCGTGCATTCGCGTGGATGCTTTTGGATGAAGCCGAGCAGCTTGTCGAAGGCCTCGCTTTCGTAGTAAGGACTTTCGGGATTAGTGACGAGAAAAATGCTCATCTGTCCTTTTTTCAGAATGACTTTTTCCATACCTAACGTCTTTGCCATACGGCGAAGGCGAACGACACGGATCAGTTCTTTCCCTTCTTTCGGCACTTTTCCGAAACGGTCTTTCAGACGCTCGGTAAAAGCAAGTATATCACGCTCTTCCTCCATCTTGTCCAGTTCACGATAGAGGGAGACACGTTCGGAGTCATTCGGGATGTAGGTCGGAGGGAACATCAGTTCCAAATCGCTTTCGATATAGGTTTCACGGACATATTCGCTACCGGTGTCGGGGCGATTTTCGGTAGCGTTGGAATACAGGTCGGCAAATTCTTCCGCTTTCAGTTCGTCAACGGCTTCTTCCAGGATTTTCTGGTACGTTTCGTAGCCCAAGTCGGCGATGAAACCGCTTTGTTCGGCACCTAACATATTACCGGCACCCCGGATGTCAAGGTCCTGCATGGCGATATGGATGCCGCTTCCCAACTCTGAAAAATTCTCGATCGCCTGCAGACGGCGGCGTGCTTCCTGCGTAAGACTTGACAAGGGTGGAGAGAGGAGATAACAGAAGGCTTTCCGGTTACTTCGCCCGACACGACCGCGTAGTTGATGCAGATCGGACAATCCGAACTGTTGTGCATTATTGATGATGATCGTATTTGCATTCGGTACGTCGATGCCACTCTCCACAATGCTCGTGGTGATCAGTACATCGTATTCGTAATTGACGAAATCCAGAATGATCTTTTCCAGCTTCTCCGATTCCATCTGCCCGTGACCGACAGCGATACGGGCATCCGGCACCTCACGTTTGACAAGCGCTTCCATTTCATAAATATTTTGGATGCGATTGTTGATGAAAAAAACCTGTCCGTTACGGCTCATCTCGAAATTGATGGCTTCTCGGATGATGTCCGGGTTAAAACGTTCTACCTCTGTTTGAACCGGATAGCGGTTGGGTGGGGGAGTCGTGATGCTCGACAAGTCACGGGCTCCCATCAACGAGAATTGCAGGGTACGAGGAATCGGAGTGGCGGTCATGGTGAGCGTGTCGACGTTGGCTTTCAGCTGGCGTAGCTTCTCTTTGACAGATACGCCGAATTTCTGTTCCTCGTCGATAATCAGCAGACCGAGATCTTTGAATGTGACATCTTTTCCGACGATTCGATGGGTACCGATGATAATGTTGATATTTCCTTCTTTCAAGTCTTTCAAAGTTTCCCTTATCTCTTTCGCCGTACGTGCCCGGCTGATATATTCGATTCGGCAGGGAAAATCTTTCAACCGTTCGGAAAATGTTTGATAGTGCTGGAATGCTAATACTGTAGTCGGGACCAGCACGGCAACTTGCTTGTTGTCCGAAACGGCTTTGAAAGCGGCACGAATGGCTACCTCCGTTTTCCCGAAGCCTACATCTCCGCAAATCAGTCGGTCCATCGGACGGTCGTTCTCCATATCGGCTTTGACATCGGCTGTTGCTTTCATCTGGTCAGGGGTATCTTCGTAGATAAAGCTGGCTTCCAGTTCGTGCTGCATGAAACTGTCTGGACTGTAAGCGAAACCTTTTTCCTGTTTTCGTTTGGAGTAGAGGAGAATCAAATCGCGGGCGATATCTTTTACTTTTGACTTGGTGCGTTCTTTCATCTTCTCCCAGGCTCCTGTTCCGAGTTTACTCAGCTTGGGCGGTTCCCCACTGTCCTTGCCTTTATACTTGGATAGCTTATGGAGAGAGTGAATGCTGACGAATATAATGTCGTTGTTCTGGTAGATCAGTCTGATGGCTTCCTGCATTTTTCCGTTTACTTCCGTACGGACTAGCCCGCCGAATTGTCCGATACCATGATCGATATGTACGATATAATCGCCGGTCGTGAATTGGTTCAACTCCTTCAACGACAGAGAGAGTTTTCCACTTCTTGCTTTATCGCTTTTCAAGTTGAATTTATGAAAGCGGTCGAACAACTGGTGATCCGTGAAAAGGCAGACACGCAAGGTCTCGTCGGCAAAACCTTCATGGATGGTCTTGTTGACGGAGGTAAAAGGTATGTCGTCTCCCCGATCCTCAAAAATGGCCCTGATACGGGTTGCTTGCTTTTCTACATCGCTCAGTATATATAATGTATAGCCGTCTTCTAAATATTTATGGAAAGACTCGCTTACCAAATCGAAATTTTTATGATAGATCGGTTGTGCTTCCATTGAGAAAGTCAGGGTGGCATCGGCTACTCCCATAGGCCGCGTACCAAAATGGAGCCGGCAGAAACCGAGTGCCGCATGTCGAAAATCCTCTCCGGTAATTAATTTGGCCCGCAGTTGCTCGATGTTGGCAAACGATTCTTCGTCCCCGGTGATTGGTTCTTCATTCCAGATGCTGCCGATACGTTCTTTTACCCATGCCATGTCTTTGCTAGCGAGCAGTGTCTCGGATGGCAATGAATCTAGTAAGGATGAGTTGGTCCGGTTTCCTTTTGTCATTTCGGGCACGATATAGATGCTGTCCAGTTTTTCTTTGGATAGCTGTGTTTCCACATCGAACGAACGGATCGTCTCTACTTCGTTTCCAAAGAAGTCGATACGATAGGGAAATTCATACGAGAACGAGAACACATCTAAGATACTGCCGCGCATCGCATACTGCCCTGGCTCATAAACATAATCTACCTGCTCGAAGCCGTATTCGTCCAGTACGTCAGAAACAAACATATTGTCCAACCTTTCGCTGACACTGATCTTCAGCGTGTTTTCTTTCAAGATCTCCCGTGAAATTACTTTCTCCGCCAATGCTTCCGGATAGGTGACAATGATGAAGGGAGCAGTCGGATCCTGCAGCGTGCTGAGAACTTCTGTCCGCAGGATTTCGTTGGCTGGATCCACATGTCCGTACTTGATAGCACGTCGGTAAGCGGAAGGAAAGAAATAGATTCCGTCACCTCCTGTGAGTTGCACCAGATCGTGATAAAAGTAGCCGGCATCCTCTAGGTCATTCAACACACACACATAACTTCCTCTTCTTTTTGAAAAAAGAGAAGCTATTGTCATTGCGGCCCCTGAACCGTTCAGTCCTTTCAGAAATATATTGCGGGACGTTTTGTTTTTTAACAGGGTATTTAATGCCGCCACTTGCGGATGGGCGGCATATTGTTTTAGTAAATCTTGTACCTCCAACGGATGAATTGAAAATTGATAATTATATATGCGCAAAATTACGGAAAATGTTACAATAATCTTCCTAAAACCAATGAAAATATCTACCTTCGCGCTTGGGTTGTCAATTGAAATGAGCAGGATCTTCTCATTTTCAATTCTCAATTCTCATTTTTCAATTAAACAGTGGATTATGTCAGACAGTATTGTTAACTGAAGCATATTCTTTGTAATGCTAATCTCCCATAACTGATTATTAAAAAGGTTATTGTGGCTGTTTGAGATATAATGACTTAGGACTATTTGACCAGTTTTTACCTCCTTACATTGCTGGTTTAACATGGAAGTCTTGCCAGAATAAAAGGCTCCGTTTACAAATAGTTTACAGTGATGGCTTATTTCAAAGTTTGTGTCAGGGGGAAAAGAAAAGATAATACATATCCTATTTATATCAGGGTAACTCACCTTCGTCAAGTAGGATATATCAAGACAAATAAGGTATGCAAAGCTAAGTTTGTTCGGAATGGTGATATAACAGACCCTTATATCATTAAAGATGTGTATGTCCAAATAGAAACTTATTTGGATCGTTTGAATCGTGTCAATACGGAAGGATGGGGTTTGGAGAGGGTTATGAATTTTCTTAAGAATGACCGGGACTCTATTTCGTTTTCTGACTTTGGTCGAGAGTTTATCTTGAAAATGGAGAATGAAGGCCGGGGAAGAAGTGCGAAAAACTATCTGTTAGCTCTTAAGAGCATGGAGAGTTACTTTGGTAACCCAAATATATCTTTTTCCGATATAACGTCCTTTTTTCTGAAGGATTGGATTTCTTCTATGAAAAACAGCAGGCAGAAAAAGAATGCCTATCCGAATTGCGTGAAAACCATGTTTAGGGCCGGATGTGATAAATTTAATGACTACGATACCGGTGAGATGCGCATTAGGCATGATCCGTTTCGTGTGGTAAAGATACCTCCTAAGAATATTGCAGACAAGAAGGCGCTGCCGGTAGATGTTCTCAGGCGTTTTTTTGATGTTGATATTACCTCTTTGAAACCAAGTAAGCGAGGTATGCCACCAAGAGCATATATCGCCAAAGATGTATCATTGTTGGTGTTTTGCCTGGTTGGAATAAATACGGTGGATCTTTACAATTTGGGTAAAGGTTGTTATAAGGATGGAAAACTCTGCTATAATAGAATGAAGACAAAGGGGCGGAGAGCTGATGAGGCCTATATTGAGATAGAGGTTCCGGATTTAGTAAAACCTTTATTTCTTAAATATCAAGGAAGAGGGGACAGGTTGTTTAATTTCAATGAAATATATGCTTCGGATAAGACTTTTAATGATTGTGTGAATAGAGGAATAAAGGATATTGTAGGGTTGGGTGGTTTGCCTCCTGTTTCTACATATTCATTCCCTACCTGTAAGATTGGAGTTTTGAGTCTTTACGTAATTCCAGTGCGGTCTTTGGCTACGGTTTGGAACCTTAACTCTATGAGTCGCGTAACCGTAGGTATTGAAGTAATCATCTATGATTTTAGCGAACTCAGCCCTAACGTGATAGTTTAGGAACCAAAAGTCCTTAATTGAAAATGCTACCTGTGCTGTGTTTGATTGTGAACCATGTGACTGTGGTGGTTGTGCTGATATTGCATTAACACGCGCAAGTGTTTTAGCCACATTAGTGAATCCCCCTACTGCGCCTATTGCGCCGATAGGGCCTCCAGCAATTGCACCTACAGAAGCCGCCATTGCACTTCCCAACATGTCAATGGTCATGCTGGAACCGTTCTGCGCAAGCCACGCACGGTATGTGTCAGTGGTGAATGAGCACTGAGGGAAACCGCTAATTGTCATTGACTCGTTGTAGTTAGCCCCCACGTTTTTGTAACCTAATGGTGTCAGCATCCCGGTTGGGTTAGGTGACATATCCATTGCAAAGTCAAACACACAATTGGCTGAGTTAAAATATTCATACTTATAGGTTGCGCTATTACCCATAAGATTAGTCACGTAAAGGAAGCAATATGGATACGTGAATAACTTGTTGTTCTTGGGTGTGTAACCGTCTATGGTTCCACGTTGTTTATCCCTTTCAATCGTGTAGTGTTTAGCTGGTGCACCCATGATTGTGGTGAAGCTTGACGGCATCATGAATATTGATACTACCGCATCCCCTTTGTTATCAGCTACCAGTTTATCAAGGAACACTGCAACGGCTGGAAACGTGTCAAATACATGTAACCAGCATCCAGAATATATGTTTCCGTACCCTCCAGTACTTGTTCCCGGCTGTCCTGTGCTGTCAACCGTTGCGGCAACTACAACAACATAGTCGTTCATGTAATCAGTCCTGAACGCCGTATCGTAGATGTATTCTCCTAACTCTAAGTCCTCAGGCACAAGATTTTCGCCAATTCCGTCTGTAAGCGAATGTTCCCTAACAACGAATGATGGATTAACAGTATAGTCAAAGAACCATGTCTGCATCACATCAATTTCCATTGTAATCTCAGACGTTTCATTATTGATGTACTTAACTGAGGTTATGAAAGCATAGAACCATTTTGTGCCAAAGGATGCATTCTGAAACATCATGTAGTTACAATCATACAATTGTTCTGCATTAATTCCAATCATTATCGGTTCATTAAGGTTTACGTATGACAATGCTGGATTGTTAAATTTAGTCAGCGTTGTGAAGTAAGCGGCCTGATTAGCCACTGTAGAAAAATATATCGTGTTCCTATAAGTATTGTCAAGTGGTACGTTTCTAAGTATCCTGACATTACTATTAGGTGCTACATACATGATGATACCTCCAAGCCCCTGGAAAACCAGGGGCAATGATGTTAAGCAGAGACTGTGATGGTTGCCGTTCCAGCCTTAGTGCTGTCAAAAGTAGATGTTGCAGTAATTGTAAGCGTTGTTCCTGTTTCATCTTCCGCAACATACAGATTTCCGTAGATATCAATATGTGTGTCAGCAGAAGTAGCCCCTGTTAATGACCATACAACGGACTTAGGCGCGAAGTTGGTTGTAACAACTGCGGCTGTCAGCTTAATGTTCTGCCCCTTAACTACTGTGGCCGTTGCTGGAGAAACGGTTACGCTTGTCACGGTCGGTGCGCCTCCCACATAAATGGTGTTGTTTGCGAACGGTGAAACGCTGAACGTTTTCCAGGTGTGGTAGAAGTAGTTCCAGTACAACCCCTGTCCATTGTAGTTCTCGGTAAAGTTGTAGAAGTTGTCAAAAATCATGAACCAATCCCTATCGACCATAACTACAGGAATCGCGTCAAGGGCCTGTAACTCTGCCTGACTAATCGGAACAAAGTTAGGGTCATCCTTAAACAAGATTTCCAGCCTTGCTGTATCAAGGGAACCGAAGCTGTCAACTAGAACCCGGTTGCCCATGAACTCTGCCTTTTCCATGTTGAATGCGGCGGCAAGGACTTCCACGTCCATCAGTGCATCGAACTTAGCGTTAATCAGCAGAATCTGGTCACGCTTCTCTGTCTGGGTAGTAACGCCTGACAGGTTGTAGTTGGTGGATGGGAACTCCCACACGTTGCTTATCCCCTTAATGGTTGAAACGATGGTTTTTGCGTTTTCTGCGGTCACGGGCGCAATCTCAGTCACGTTCATACGGCCCTGTAATATGTTGCGGGCCAACATGTATTTCATGGTCAGGAACTCATCGTAGTTTGCGCCTGTATACATGCTGTCAACAATCTTTGCAATCAGGTCTGTGATTCCCTGCCATGACAGGAACGCCTGTCTAAGCTGGTCATTGCTGATTGTGGCTTTATAAAACTTCTGATAGTTAAGGATGTGGAAAGCCGCACGCACGTCCGGGATTTCACGCTTAAATACATCAGTCTCAGCTACAGCCGGGTCGAACTGGAAAGGCTTTGCTATGTTCACAAAAATCTCTTCCACTGTCTCGCCAAACTCAAGCAGGCCTTTCTTAAGACCAGACCATGGGTTGTAAAACATCTTGGAAGTTATCAGCACACGACCGATACGGTTCATGAGTGCGTTAAGGAACTCATTCTGTAAGGCCGGGTAGTTCATGATTATACCACCAATCTGCCTTACGCTTGCCTGACTGATGGGGTCTGCTTCTGGGATGTAATCCCTATAGTTAGCAGATGCATTGTCCCTGATTGTGTTAAGAATCTGCGCTGTTGCTAACCTCATGTTGCTTACTCCCTCGAGGTTTGCGTTAGTCGCTTCTGCCCTGTACTGCTGTGCCGCATTTGCGGTCACGGTGTTCATTGTGACTTTCTCTGGTTTAATAGGCATTTACTCGCCCTCCCTTTCTTCAAATAATGTTTCAAAGCTACGTACTTTACCATCGTCCTTAACATCCTCTTCCTGGTCCTCCTTTACACCTTCCGGAGTGTTAAAGAACCTATCCCTATAACGCTTGCGCCACTCAGCATCGAGGTTGTTGTATTTCTCCTCCCAATTCTCCTCCCCCTCGCGGCTAGCCCTACGTTCCATGTCCTCCCATGTGTCGGTCATATCCTCGAGATAGGATAAGGCTTCCTCGGAATCATCCTCTCCAAGTCGTTCCCTGATGCGTTTAAAAAAGTTATCCCTGTCTAATACAGCCATACTTTCCTCCTTTCAATGTTTCACGTGAAACATCATAATTTTTTAAGATACATGTACAATGGCATTCTATGTCTCCAGTCCGGCGCACCCGGTGGATTAGGCGGTGGGACATAATGACCTTCAAACCAGTCATACCAATACCTTGCGTATTCCTGTCTTATCGGTTGGTCGATTTCAGACGGACGCTCAAAATTCTTCAGGAAACAATCTGCAAGATATTCAGGTGTTTGTGTGCTTACCTTGAACTCACCGAATGTCTCCGGGTATTGTGATGTAGGTATCCATTGGCCGAATGGCACGGTCTCAGTGTCTATCCACTCCATCTGACCGTTACCATCGTCATGGGCGTAACCATGCTGGTCAGCCCAATCGGTGTAGTTGGTTGAAGGTGTCCATTGTACTAAACCAAACCCCCCGCTACCCGGTGTAAGGTTCTGCCACACGCCTGGGTTTAGGGTTGATTCCACTTGTTGGTTGCCTAGCATTCCAGCCACGGCGTTTGCTGTCCATCCCTTATCCATAAAGTATGCAAACTGGATGGTAGCGTTGTTCTGCATCTCACCTATTGCGAGATAACGGTTGCCTTTAATCCACTCGCTGATTGCGCCCTGTCCATAACGGTATAGGTGCAACCAGTTACCACGGGAATCATTTGCGTTGATTGACACCTGTTGGTCTAACGGAACTGTGCTGGTATGTGCGCCCATGGTTCTTGTCGCATCGAATGCCATTTCCGTGTGGGTAGACCTGAGAAGTATATCCCCTTTCAGCCATGGGACAGATGGGTCATAACGTGTGAATCCTTCCTGTAAAAGGATGTTAGCCATGGTTGATGTGGTAAAGGGCCATGTTCCGTATTTAGTTTCTAAGTCCCACCCTCCTGCTAGTAGAGCATACCATATGAATGATGAACAATCATAGTATGTTATACCGTTAACAGTGCGCTGGTTACGATACTGCTGAGAGTATCCGACATTCGGTTCATTGCATACTTCTATGGCCCAATTATAGGCAACCTGGATATTAGCCATGTAAAACATCCTTCCAATTGTTAAGATTGTTACGGATAATTATAGAAGGGTAATCCCTTTCTGTCTGGTCAAGGTCGCACCTACCTGATATTCCCGGTATCTTACCGGATTCAGAAGTCTGCCATAATGTTACTGGTCTACCTGGATTAGCGGCGTATCGCGCGAACCACATGTCATATTTTTCTGCACATCGTGAACCCTGGTAATACCTCTGTAAATAATCATTGTTGCAGTAGAACATAGCGTAGAATCCTGCTTCTTCCAGACGTTCACAAAATGCTTCTGTGCATTTAAGTACAAAATCCCTTGTTACCTTAACTCCGTTCTTAGTGCAGTGCGTAACGCTGTCATACTCAAAGTCATAGACCAGTGGATATGATGGCCTTCTTGAGCCAACAAAGTTAATCAGATGTTCTGCTTCACGTTTCGCCATGTCAGGGTGTAACGCATAGCTGAACCAGTATAACCCGTATGGTATGCCAAGCTTCTCGCACCATTCGATATTGCGTTCTGCCTGTGCATCAATGTTATTATTTCCAAACCCAGCGCGTATTATTGCGAAATCTGAGTGCTCAGAATCGATTACCTTCTCCCAGTCAATCTCGCCTTGGTGTCTGGAAACATCAATCCCCTTAAACATGTTTATCACTCTCCATCCTGTCTAACAATTTTGTCAGCGCAAGGGTATTGTTGTTCAATGCCTCTGACATTTTGTCGATTTCTTCCTTGTGCTTATTGTTGCTGTCATAGATATACCATAACAGAATCAGGGTAAGCGCAATTGGAAACCCAACCGTACTTATGATACTAACAATATCATTCATGTTACACCTCCTTCCTACCTTTTATTATATCAAATTATACTTGACTTGTCAATGAAAATATGTTACAATAATTAGAGAAACTATAGTTTGAAAGGAGTTAGGCATGGCTTACTATGACGGGACCAAATTGCTGTCCATGAAAGACCTTAACGGTCGTGAACCAGAACTGTTTATGGTTACTACCAACCGAACAGGTGGTAAGACCACATGGTTTAGCCGTTATCTTGTTAAGAAGTTTAAACAAGGCAAAGGTAAGTTCTGCCTGATTTATAGATTCAACTATGAGTTGTCAGATTGTGCAGAAAAATTCTTTAAGGATATTCACGGTTTGTTCTTCCCTGATGATGAAATGACAAGCCGTCCTATGGCTAAAGGTATCTTCCACGAAATGTTCCTAAATGATGAGCCATGCGGTTATGCTATTGCGCTTAATAACGCTGACGCAATCAAGAAATATAGCCACCTTTTCAATGATGTAGAACGCATGATGATGGATGAGTTCCAGAGCGAGACAAACAAATACTGCACGGATGAAATCCGTAAGCTGTTATCCGTGCATACAAGTATTGCCCGTGGTAACGGTAAGCAGATTCGTTACGTGCCTGTGTACATGTGTGGAAATACAGTAAGCTTACTTAATCCTTACTACGCAAGCCTTGGAATAAGTGACAGACTTAAAAAGGAAACTAATTTCCTGAGAGGTGATGGGTTTGTTCTTGAGCAAGGTTTCATTAAATCTGCTAGTGACGCACAACTTGACTCGGGATTCAACCGGGCATTTGCGTCCAGCGATTATGTTATGTACGCTAGTCAGAATGTATACCTTAACGATAACTTCTCATTCATAGATAAGCCTGAGGGGCGTGGAAGGTATTGCTACACCGTCAAGTACCTTAAGAAGCACTACGCCATCTATGAGTATGACGGATTGGGTATCATGTATGTTACTGATAACTATGACAGTAGCTTCCCATATAAGCTTTCATTAACTACAGACGACCACAACATAAACTATGTTATGATAGCAAAGAATGCGCTGTTAATCAATCATTTCCGTATGCTGTTCAACCAGGGGTGTTTCAGATTCAAGAACCTGGACTGCAAACAGATGCTTATAAAACTTTTATCATATTAGTATCTACAGGTGTTATCTATAATTTGCCGCTGTCGGAATCCACATGGTAAAACATGCCGATGGGGTATAGGGTATTGGAAACCCACTTTATAGACCATCTGTTCAGATATAAAAGGGAGGATAATCTTATCCTCCCTTTAACAATACTTGCGCAAATATTGTTACTTTTCTTCCTGGAACTTGTTAAATCTCTTTGGAGTCATATGATAACCCTTATTTACCAATACAATTCCTCCAGGCATTCTTACTGGTTTTAACATGTTATTAAGCTTAAGCCCTTCTTTAAACTCATGTATATCATGTTCTTTAAGGAACTCCTGCTTTGCTTTCTCGCCCATACCAGCGCACCTGATTGAGTAATATGGTTCTACTGGTTCCCCATCGTTGTGAGTGACATGCTCAATATACGTTTTCTGCCTAACAAAAATCGCTTTGTCCCAATAACTCTCGAGTTTCCATGCACAGAAATTTGTAGGATGAATCTTAATTCCTTTTGCGTCATTAGGATTGCCACTACAATGAATGGAATCTGTATCGCAGTATATGAAACCGTCCCTATCCGGCCCTTGATAATTAGCTTGCGCGGCATTGATTACGAACCTCCTTGCATATGATGTGATTGCACTTCCGACCGCTATGAACCCCGGCTTCTTCTCGTGCTCTTCTACTATTTCAAAACCTAAAACATTCTTGTCATTAATATACGGAACCTTATAACTTGAAAGGTCGTTGGATGAGAACTTGCCATACAGGTTATTAAGGTAAAGTTTTGCCAACTCTCTTTCGGCATCCTTGCTGTTCTCCTTAATCTTCTTATACTTATACATATACTCATCAAATAACCCAATCTCCTGCCTGAACCAGCATCCGTCCAGTATTTGTAGGTCAAATACATTGTAATGCTTAAGGAACAACTCGTAATCAACGCCTGTCATTGTCATGGTTACGTAGCTATCGTGAAACTTTCCGTTTTTCATGTAATAACGTTTGTAGGTTCCTGTGCTATAATCGTAATAATCACTTGTAGTTAGGTAGTCTGTTCCTACGTACAGAAAGCTTCCTTTAATCTGTACCGTTGGTAACATCCCCGGTTTTACCTGAAATCTACATCTGATTCTGACAAAATAATAGTTTTCTTTAGCCACTTCTGGAATTTCTCCTGTCCAAAACTGTGGCTTTCCAACCGGGTAGTAGTTTCCTGATTCTGATGACATGTTTGAAGGGTAAGAACTATTGATATCTGCTGTCCATCCTCGGTTGTATATACGATTCTCTTTTCCTTTAACAAGGTAGCAATATCCTCCACGGTAACTATGACGGATGTATGCATCGGCTGTTTGTTCTCCATATGTCTGCTCATCTATTTCCACCTCCGTTAAATCAGGAAAAAAGTTCTTATAATCCTGCTTGTCATACGTCTGCTTAAACTCCTCCAGACAGCAGGAACCAATTGTTAGTTTTTGATGCCCTCTCTCAAACATGATTTCAAGTGCTTCTTTAACTACTAATACATCATTAGCTATATATTCTATTTCCTCTGGAGTTATCACGCATCCTGCAAATCTGAACCCCTCGTATTCCATGTTAAGCTTCTTGTGTTTCGTCTTAAATGACTTGCCAATGCGTTCTACACTGAAAGGTAAAAGCTTTAGTGAATCCCTAAACTCAATGATGTTGTTCTTATGCTTAATAGTAATTGTGTACCATGCACCTCTATCGCTGATAGAGCACTTAAAATCATTGTTATTCATGTTACGTTCGGATGTTCTGTTCCACTTGTAGTTGTTTCTCAGAAGGTAATCTATAATAAAATTACCATCAAACTTAAGGTTATGGAAGTATCCTATTACATTACATCCTAAGTCAAATACTCCGTCAAGAAACTCGTTGATAGAATGATAAATTTCTACATCTTCTGACCAGAGTTTGACAAATGCTGCGGCCCATACTTCTGTATAGGTTTGGTCTTTAAAAACCGTTGTTTCAAAGTCACAAACATAGTACTCATAATTGCGTGTTCGCACATTCTTATAATCCTCCAATAGTTGTGGTTCTATAAATTCTGTCAGACTTCTTCCCATTCCTCACCTGCTTCCAGGCTCTCGATGATTTCCTCACGACCACCTGCTGTACCACCTATTAATTCAAGGATTCCAGTTAACTTTCCGACCAGTATTTCTGTATCGGATACACCTTCCCATCCAGGCCACATACCGTCTGCCTTTGATTGCTCTAAGGCTTCCGCGAAGTCCTCATCGCCATAACGTGCTCGTGCCATGTTGAACCAGCGTGTAAGGTAATTGAACAACCTTTCATTGCGTCCGTATATCTGAGTCATTTCCATCTGGAATACAGTAAATATCTGATTCGTGAAATCCACGTACTCAACTTCTGCTGGAGGGGTTACTGGTTGCCTTGGGGGTATTACTGATTCACGCTTGCGTTCCTTACGCGTCTGCGCCGCTCTCTGCGCGGCTTCCTTGCGTTCCTGCTTACGCCCTTGTTCGCCTGTTAGGATTTCACCTGTTTCTGTGTCAATATAGCGTGACCGTGAGTACAGGTATTCAGTGGTAATTTTCTTAAGCTTGTTAACACTTGCTTTGGTGATGCGCTTAGGTATATCTGGTAGTAATGAGGGAACGTCATAGGCTCGGTTCTCCATACGGCGTATCTGACGCTGGATACGGCGGCGTTCTTTGCGGTATTGCTTCTGTACGTCTGATAATTGCGTTTTACGTAAATCGGTTGTTTTAGGTTTCTTCGCCATCGTATACCTCCTCTATGATTGGTTCCCAATATTCTATCCTGTCTTGAGTGAATGAACAGGATAAACATGGCTCTTCCCTAACGTTACGATTGAAATACCTACAGTTTTCACAACATATCATATCCATGTTAACACCTCCTGATTGGATAAAATAGTGGGGAGGTTTCCCTCCCCGGTTATTCCGTTCTATACTGCAAGGTCACAGTTAACGTACTCAAGTCCTGCTTTCGTTTCGCCTGATAACTTCTTAATCTTGAATGTGTCACCCTTGAACAATTCCCACAAGTCCATGAAATTGTCCTTGAACGTCTGTGACTGACAAGACCATACTACCTCCTGGTCGTCCTCGCCTACTCCGATGATGGAAAGCATGTGGGAAACTTCTCCTTTGTTGTTCTCATCGTCAAATGTCAACCACCCTATTGGTGTCATTGTCGTTCCGTCAGGAATGGCCTTAACTGAAACGATTGACGGACTTTTTGTCATCCTGTAAAGTTCTGCCTTGGTGAAGTTCTCACTACTCATAGTTGTAATTATCATGGTTTAATCTCCTTTTCGTTGTTGTGGTTGTTGGTTACGCTTCTTTCTTCTGCTGAGACTTTGGACGTTCTACCTCTACTGCGAGTTCCATGAACTTGGATACAGGAATACCTAAAACACGCTCTTCCTTTTTCATGTCTACTACGACAGAGGGATGGTAGGTTTCTACAGTGTTGGCTTTGATTACTGCCTTAAGGGCCTTTGCCTTATCGGTGTAATCTCCGGGCAGGTTGTAGGTTGCGTTTGTTGCTTCTCCAGCTACCTCGTCTACGCCTAATACAGTTACCTGGGTGCTGATGATTGTTCTTGTTACCATTGATTCTTTTGCCATGGTGTTTGTCTCCTTTTCTTGTTTGATTTAGTTAATGGCTTATTTATGTTAACGCCTACTTGACATTTTATACGCATCTCTGTGAGTGGGGTTTCTGTGAATTGTTATTGGTTAGGTGTAGGCGTTGACAACTGGTTAGTAAAATTTGATTGACAAAATTTTGTAAATATCTCTGTTTATCAATGTGAGTAATACTGGTAATTCTTTCTCATGATACATCATGTCAAGTTCAACTATCATCATGAATGTATCGCCTTGAGGGGTGAACATGTATTTGGAAAAAGGCGAATCAGAACGGGGCATCTTGTAAAAATTCCAATTTCCGTATTGTTCAATCATCTGCTCAAATAATGTCTTTAGCATCTTATGTTCACCTCCTTATGATTTCATTATATCAAGTAAATATGAACAGAGTGTGAACAAATTCTTAAGATTCTGGTTCTCTAGGGAAAATAGACACGTGATTTTCAGTAAATAAACGTACTATATTAGTTCCAAAACGTACAATTGCTTCGTGCGCTGTCATATCCTCAGTTGGGGCACAATAACCGCATTTAATATGCAATATTGAGTTAGAAGTCCAATCACTATTAATGAGATATAAATCACGTAAGGCTACATTTGCGGTTTTCTTTATTTCTCTGGAATTTGGTTCAAGTTGCTTTAGTAATTCAATAGCGTGCAACGCACCACGCGCACGTCCGTCAAGGACTCCTTCGAGGTATTCGTCGTTGCTTGATTCTTCAAGGTGTGCCGAACTATGCATACAATCAGCGTAGTCATTCCTGAGTGCTTGGATAATCTGTTCCTTTGTCATAGTTTATTCCTCCTTGTTATTGTTTATGTTGTTTCTATATTTATTATATATCTTAATTAGATGTAAGTCAAGTACCGAGGCAACGAAAAAGCCCGGTATGCGAAGTGTGCATATCGGGCTTTTTCGTTGAAAGC